TCAAATGGTGTCATTGGTTTTGAAGGTTTTCCGGCCATAGTGACTCCTCCCGGGATCAGCGTTATAAATATATATGAAAAAAGAGACGGAAAAATGACTCCGTCTCTTAAGTCCTATGCAGGAAATATTATGTTGTCTAGCATCCGCATCCACAGCCATTGCCGCATCCGTTGCCGAAACCACCACAGCAGCAGAGAAGAAGGATGATCCACAGGCAGCTGTCGTTGCCACATCCGTTGTTGCCGCATCCACAGCCGTTGCCGAAACCGCCGCAGCAACAGAGAAGAAGGATGATCCACAGGCAGCTGTTATTGCCGAAGCCACATCCGTTGTTGCCGCATCCGCATCCGCCGTTACATCCACCACATCCACAGTCTCCGCCGAATCTGTCGCGTCCTTCGCAGCCACATCCACAGTTTGCTGTACCTAAATCGCTCATATTGAATCCTCCAATAATGATGTTTACAGTACATAATATGCAGATGGTGTAAATGTGTGAGATGAAAATTATCCGTAATTAACCAGCCGTTTTAAAGAATGCTGGAAATGAAGTTGCTCTTTTTGGATTTTTACACGTTTGAATCCGTTGAGTTCTTTTTTTGAATATTCATCGTAAAGTTTCAATAAATAAGATACCGGAAGATTTCTGTTCTTGTACCAGGTGAAAAGCAGCCAGTCCATGATCGCGGGCAGCCAGTACTTTTCAGGAATCTCGGCTTCGCGCAGGGTTACGGCATAGCTAAGTGCCTGGGCTGCCAGATCTGACAAGCGGGCCGATCGTGTATTTTCTTTATTCTTATCTTTGAAAAGTTGTTCGCTTTCTAAAGTGATATCGTATAAGGAGTCTGCCGCCCGCCAGTAATTCACGAATGGTGTACCGATGACCGGATCTGTTTCTTCTATATTATTATGCAGGTTGAACAGATCGAAATTCCGGTCAGAGTCTGACGATGGCTTTCCGAATACTTTGCGGTCATAGGAAGCACGCTTCTTTGGGTCGGAAAGTATGCGGTAAGCTTCCAGAATACGCTGCATTTTCTTAGTTGTATCGATACCATCCTTCATGTTGGCATCGGGATGATATTTTTTTGCAAGTCTGTTCTTGGCAGCAGAAATCTCTTCAGGAGAAGCTGTTCGTGACACACCAAGTATCTTGTAATAATTCTTTTTTGCCATTATATTCTCCCCTTATAATATATGGACCTGATTAGAAGATACTGCAGACGGCAATATCTTCCATCAGATATATTACGACAAAGTTGCGGGGAAATCAATTTTATTTTGAAAAAATTAAGGTGTAAGATAAGTTTTAAAATTAAATGCGACAAGAGGTATTGAAGCCTCTGCCGCATTTATTTTTTTACGGTAGATTGAAGTAAAAAGCATAGTGCGGTAGAGCTTAAAAAAACTCTATCGCACTATTTTTTTATCCAAAAATCAGAAAGGAGTGGGAGAAATGCCGCGCAAGTACAAGAGATTGAGCTATGAGGACAGAAAGACCATAGAGGAAATGTGCAGGAACGGAAAGAAAGCGGACGAGATAGCAGAGGCTATGGACGTACATAGAGCGACGATTTACCACGAGCTGCAAAGGGGCGGTGCTGGTGGTGGAAATAGGCAGCAGTACAGTGCAGATATGGCGCAGAGAACAATTTAGAAAATAAAAGGAGAAAGAATGGGAATTACAGTATTAAGTTTATTTGACGGGATAAGTTGTGGTCAAATTGCATTAGAAAGAGCCGGAATAAAGGTAGATAGATATTATGCAAGCGAAATAAAAAAATGCGCAATAGAAACAACAATGAGGAACTACCCAGGAACGATACAAATAGGAGATGTTAGAAAGGCATGGTATAACGACGGAATATTGCATACAGAAAACGGAGATTTTAATGTCGGAAAAATTGATTTATTGATTGGGGGTAGTCCGTGTCAGAACTTTTCCATTGCTAGAGTGTCAATGGGAACAAAGGAAATAGAGGGGCTGAATGGAGAAAAAAGCCGATTGTTCTATGAGTATTTGAGGCTTAAGAGAACAATAGAGCCAGAGTTTTTCCTACTCGAAAATGTAAAAATGAAGAAAAAAGACGAGGAAGAGCTTAATAAATATATAGGCGTTAACGGAATACATATAAATTCAAAATTAGTAAGTTATCAGCTAAGGGATAGAATTTACTGGAGCAATATAAAAGGAATTACAGAGCCGGAAGATAGAAAAATAAATTTCCAAGATTACAAGGACACGGACGAGAAATACTGTAGTGAGTTTAAGGTAAAGAGGACACCGAGCAGAGAGAGAATGTGGAATGAGGGGCGGGGGAGACAAACAGCTGGAAACTGTACCAATATAACAAAAGCAGAAAAAATAGGTTGTTTAACAAGAAAGCAAGATAGATAAAGGCAATACAGCAGCTTGCAGGCATGGTGGACAGCTTAAAGCAGTGCCAGACACCACAGGAAGTATACGACAGATATTTACAGATTACGGGGTACTGTAAATGCTGCGTTGATTGTAATTTTATAGACCAAAAGGGAGCAGACGAGCTGATGTGCTTAGCAGCGTATCTGGCAGGAAATGAACAGGCACGGGCAGAGGCACAACAGAAAGCGGGTAAAAAGGCATGAGAAAGGTTTATATATGCAGCCCATACAGGGCGAAAGACGGCGCAGAGCTGGACAGAAACATAGATTATGCGCAGCAGCTGACACGGCAGGCGTTAGAGGCGGGCTTAGCACCCATTACGCCGCATTTATATATGACGCAGTGTATGGACGATAAAAAGCCGGAAGAGCGGGCAAGGGGCATGGCTGCGGGGCTTGCACTGCTGAAAGGCTGCGATTTTGTTATTGCTGGTGTGAAATACGGCATAACAGAGGGAATGGACAGAGAAATACATACAGCAAATATGCTGGGAATTGCGGTTATAGATGCAAACCAGATTAAACGGCATCTGGAATATGAGGAAAAGCGACAGGAGAGGGCGGCGAGCGATTACGCAAAGCTGCATAGCTGCGAATTTTGCAAGGGCAGCAAATTATACAGCTGCACGGGCTACGATTGCAGAGAGCCGTACAGACGGGCTTATGAGTATGCCTTAAGCCGCATAAGAGAGCGGCAGGAAACATGAAAAAATAAAAGCGCCTACGGTGGGGAAACACCATAGGCGCTAAGCTATACAGCTTTGAAATACTATAAAAATTATAAGCTATGTATGGCACAAAGTCAAGAAATTTAACGGGCAGGCAGCCCGTTTTAACACTTGATAAAAGTATTAACGAACCGACAGAGAGGTAGATATATGCCATACGTAGAGAGGGTAACAAAAGCGGGAAATACGATAGAGATAGAGAGGTACTTTACCAGCAGGTACAAAAAGAAAGGTATCAGCAGAGGGGATAAAGTAAAGCCAACAAAAGAAGAGCAGGAGAAAGTAAACACCAGACAGGCAGAGAGAAAGTTAAGGATACTCATAAATGCAAACTATGGCTATGGGGACTACCATTTAGTGCTTGACTATATCCGCAGGAAAGGAGAGCCGGACAGAACGCCGGAGCAGATGCGGCAGGACATAGACGTATTTTTGAGGGAGTGCAGAAAGGAGTACAGAAAAGCAGGGTTATAGATATTGTTAAGGAGCTGCCGCAGAAAATCTGGAACAGTATAGTAAGCGCAGTAACCAGAGTGGCTACGTGGGGCGCAAATATGCAGACCAAAGCCAAAGAAGTAATGAACACAATGCTTATGGGCGACTATGGAAACGTACAGAAAGCCTATAACAAAGCCAGAAAGTGTAAACGCCACAGAAAAGACGTACTGATTTTTACGAAAGACAAAGAGGAAAACTTAGACAAGGTGCGGGAAGATATTATAAACCTTGCCTATGAGCCGAGCAAATACCATTACTTTAAGGTGTACGAACCGAAAGAGCGGCAGATAATGGCGCTGCCGTTCTATGACAGGGTGGTACAGCACGCCATAAACAACGTGTTAGAGCCTATATTTGATAAGCGGTTTATATCGCAGTCTTACGCCTGCCGGAAAGGTAAAGGTATGCACGCTGCGTCTGATACGCTAAAAGAGTGACTATATGAGTGGAACAAATACCACCCAGACCAGCCGCTTTATGCTATCAAGGCAGATATACACCACTATTTCCAGAGCATAGACCATGCGGTATTAAAAACTGAAATACGTAAGGTTATAAAAGACGCTGGGGTACTGGCATTGCTGGACAGGATAATAGACCACAACGGCAATATGCCGGACGGCGTAGGGATACCAGTAGGAAACCTTACCAGTCAGTTATTTGCAAATATCTATCTGGACGCATTAGACCAGTTTATTAAGCATGAGCTGGGCGTAGAGGCGTACATACGATATATGGACGACTTTGTAATATTAAGCCCAGACAAGGAACAGCTGCGCAACTGGCTTGCACGGATAGAGCAATTCTTACGGGAAGAGCTTAAGTTAGAGTTTAACCCGAAAACTACCATGCTGGCAGCAAAGAACGGTATAGACTTTGTAGGCTACAAACACAGGGCAACGCACAGGAAAGTACGAAAGGACAGCATAAAGCGCATAAAGCGTACTATCAAGAAGTGCGAGAGCGGGAAAATCACAAAAGAGCAGTTACAAAAGAGTATACAGAGCTGGACGGGACACGCAGGACACGCCGACAGTTATAACCTACGAAAGAAAATAGAAACGCTGGCAGAGGCAGCCATAGAAAAGGCTGCTTAAGCGGCAGAATGCAGGAGCGAGTACATGAGTAGCAATTTACTAAGGGTAGTACAAGAACAACAGGAAACCATAGAAAAGCAAAGCAGGCTTATTGCTGATTTAATAGCCACTCTGGAAAGCTGGGAGCAGACAGCAGGCTACGACGGCGCAGAGCTGAAAGAGCGGGCAGAAAATTTGCAATTAAGAGAAAGGCAGGATTTATGAACATGACTATTACAGAATTTATTGAGGCGGCGGCACATAACAAAATTATCCAGCTGGTAGTATTGGCGATTGTGTGCGACACGGTTTTTGGCGTGCTGCGTGCAATCAAAGAGAAGAAATTTAACAGCTGCGCAGGCATTGACGGGGCTATCAGAAAAGTAGGTATGCTTATTTCTCTGGTATTCATGCTGGCAATCGACGTACTGATTAAGATTAACTTAATCGGATTTATACCGGAGCAGGCACGTACATATTTAGGGCTTAATACCGTGGGTGTGGCTGAATTTTTCGCACTGCTTTACATTGCCTATGAGGTAGTGAGCATTTTTAAGAATATGGCATTATGTGGGCTGCCCGTAAAAAAGGTATGGGAAAAGGTGCGAGAGTTTCTGGCAAAGTATACGGACGAGTTGCCGGACACAGACGAACTGGACGGGGACAGCACCACAGGCAGCGTAGAGGAACACAGGACACAGGAAAGATAAGAATAATAAGGACATAGCAACAAAGAGCGCTTGCGGGATGCCGCAGGCGCTTATTTTGTATGCGGAAAGGCGGGGAATATGAACATTAACAGAAAGATAAGTAAGTACAATTTCAATAAAGGCAGCGTTTCAAGAATTAAGTATATTGTTATCCATTATGTAGGCGCACTGGGCGGCGCAGAGGACAACTGCCGATATTATGGCGGCGGCAATAGAAATGCGTCGGCACATTACTTTGTAGGTTTTAACGGCGAGGTATGGCAGTGCGTAGAGGACGCTAATATAGCGTGGCATTGCGGAGCGTCGAGCTATAAGCACGCAGAGTGTCGAAACGCTAATAGTATCGGTATTGAAATGTGCGTAAGGAAGAAAAACACAAAGAGCATGGGCGCAACAGATAAAGACTGGTATTTTGAGGACGCAACAGTAGAGGCAGCGGCAGAGCTTACCCGTTACCTTATGAATAAATACGGCGTGCCTGTATCTCATGTAATCAGACATTACGACGTAACAGGTAAAATCTGCCCTAACCCGTATGTATATAACACCAGCGCCCACACATGGGACGAGTTTAAGCGTAAAATCAGCGGACAGGCAGAAACGCCGCAGGGCGGCAATGAAAAAACAATCTGGGATTTTCTTACAGGCAAGGGCTTAAATGCTTATGCCGTGGCTGGTATTATGGGTAATCTGTACGCTGAAAGCGGGCTTATGCCGAACAATTTACAGAATACCTATAACAATAAGCTGGGGAAAACGGACGCAGAATATACAGCGGCGGTGGACAATGGCAACTACGGTAATTTTGTAAAGGACAGTGCAGGCTACGGGCTGGCACAGTGGACATATTGGAGCAGAAAGCAGGCGCTGCTTAATCATGCAAAACAGGCGGGCGTATCCATTGCAGACCTTAATATGCAGCTGGGCTTTTTATGGGAAGAATTGCAGGGATACACAGCAGTAATGGACGCACTGAAAAAGGCGGGCAGCGTGCGTGTTGCATCTGATGCCGTTCTTACTGGATATGAAAAGCCAGCAGACCAGAGCGAAACAGTAAAGAAAAAGCGTGCAGAGTATGGCGAGGGATACTATAAAAAGTATGCAGCAGGAAACGGTACAAAGTATTACAGAGTGCGCAAGAACTGGACGGAAGCAGCAAGCCAGTTGGGGGCGTTTGCGTCGCTGGAAAATGCAAAGAGCGCTTGCAAGGCGGGTTATACTGTATATGATGATAACGGCAAGGCGGTATATACCGCAGCGGGGCAGCAGGCAAGCGCAGGCGTTCCGTTTAGCGTACAGGTAGATATTTTAGACCTTAATATCAGAACGGGAGCAGGCACGAACTATGCAAAGACGGGAGAAACCACAGGAAAGGGAGTATTTACCATTGTGGAAGTGAAAGCCGGACAGGGCGCAAGCGCTGGCTGGGGACGCTTGAAGAGTGGCGCAGGCTGGATTAGCTTAGATCATGCCACAAGATTAGCTTAAGTTTTTGAGGGCGGGCGGTTTGCTGTCTGCCCTCTATTTTTTTACAATTTTATAGGATTTTCTGCATAAAAGCGTTGACAATATACCAAAGATGGTATATAATAAAATCATGGAAAGGAGATAAGAACAAATAAGAGGCAAAGCCACTGGAAAGGAGAAACGGCACAATGGGTAAGAAAAAGAAACAAAAGAAAAAGCCTATCGAATGGCGAGACCTGACAATCAACGCATTGATAGACTTAATCATAGGCATAATACTTATCATAATCGGTAAGTACATAGGTTAGGGCGAAAGCCCTAACCGACAGGCGGGCGATAAGCCCGCCGCCTATAAAAAATATATCACAAACCCACAGCCGAGTAAAGAGTATGCTTTTGAAATTAGGAGTATTTTTAGTAGTAGTAGGACTGGTAAAGTTGCTTATTGCTTTCGTTTTGAGAGCAAAGGAAAAGAGAGGTAAGGCATGAACTTAGGCGAGAACATAAGGAAAGCACGAAAAGCGGCAGGCGTTTCACAGTCAGAACTTGCGGAACGCCTGCAAGTCCACCAGAAAGATATAAGCAGGTGGGAGAATGGGGCGCACGCACCGACAATAGAAATGTTTGCGAAAATATGCAGAGAGCTTAACGCCTCTGCTGATGAAATTTTAGAATTGAAGTAGATACGAAAGCGAGGGCTTACTATGACAAAGAAAAAGGTAATTTTAGTGGCAGCGGCTGCATTATTTGCAGTAAGCGGTTTAACGGCGCTGCCGTCTGGAAATATAACAGGTGGGGTGGGCTGCATTGTGCTTGCGACAGTATGCGCCTATTTTGGACTGAAAAAGAAAAGCGCAGGAAAAGAGAGCGAAAACAGAACGCCTGCGCCTGCCGCTGCATCTGGTGGCAGAGTTTTAGATACAATCAGAACGAAAGTAGTAGGCGTGACGTTCAATAATGAGGACGGAGAAAACAGGCAGGATATTTTAAGCGGAATGTCCGGCAGTGAAGACATTACAGTAGAAAAGTATACATACAACGGAGAGCCTGCCGCATACGTAAAGTGGGGCGATAAGGTAATAGGCAATCTATCGGCAGAGCTGGCGGGGGACTTAGCGAGAAAGTACCCGAAAGCCCGCTACACCGCAGAAATACTGGAAATTTCTGGGGGGGGGTACAGACGTTCGGGTGCAATATAGAGCTTGACGTAATCGAGGACGCAACGCCCAGCGTAAGCCAGCACACGGGAGAAACTACAGTATATGTAGACCGTAGCAACAAAAAATACCATAGTAAGCCTAACTGTTCGGGAATGAAAAACCCAAAGAGCATACCGCTAAGCCAAGCAAAGAAGAAATACACCGCTTGTAAAAAGTGTTGTAAATAGGTAAAGGCATAAGCCGCAGACTTGTAAAAGAGTTTGCGGCTTTTCGTCGTATATGGGGAAAGAACAGGAACGAAAGAGAGGTAGCAGAAATGGCGAATAAGAAAGGCAGCCGACAGCTGACATGGACAGACCGTATAAGTATTGAGACATTGAAAAAAGCAGGGCATAGCGTGATAGAGATAGCAGAACAGCTGGGCGTACACCGCAGCACTATATACAATGAGCTTAAGCGAGGGGAATATATGCACAGAAATAGTGACTATACAGAAACATTAAGTTATAGTCCAAACAAGGCACAAATGAAAGCAGAGGAAAACTTAAAGGCAAGGGGTACACAGCTTAAAATAGGCAACGATATTGCATACGCAAATTATATAGAGGATAAAATAGTAAATGAAGATTATAGCCCAGCTGCGGTACTGGGAGAACTGAAAGCACAGGGGAAAGAGGGGGACTTTTCCGTAACAGTATGCGTAACAACATTATACAGCTACATTGACAAGGGTATTTTCCTTAAGCTGTCTAATAAGAATTTGCCAGTAAAGAAGAATAAGAAGAGAAATTATAAGAAAGTACAGAGGCAGCAGAAAAGGGCGGCAGCAGGAGAAAGCATAGACAAACGCCCGAAAGAGATAGATACACGGGAAGAGTTCGGCAACTGGGAAATGGACAGCGTTTTAGGCAAGCGGGGAAAGTCAAAAAATACTCTGCTGGTGCTGACAGAGCGTAAAACCAGAAACGAGATTATATTTAAGTTGCCAGATCATACAGACGAGGCGGTAGTAGCGGCGCTGGATAGATTAGAAAGAAAATGGGGCGCTGATATGTTTAAGCGGGTATTTAAGACAATCACGGTAGACAACGGCAGCGAGTTTGCAGACGCAGAGGGCTTACAGCGATCTATTATCAACGAGGGAGAAAAGCGGACAAAGGTATATTACTGCCATCCTTATAGTAGCTGGGAACGTGGCACGAATGAGGTAACAAATAAGATGATACGCCGGAAGATACCGAAAGGCACAAATTTTGACGACAGGACAGAGGAAGAGGTAGAGAGTATAGAGAACTGGATAAACGAATACCCACGCAAAATACATGGCTACCATTCAGCGGGGGAATTATTCAAGGAAGAGGTAAAGCAGCTTGCATAA